TATATATATATATATATATATATATATATATATATACCATCAAAATTTAAAAAATCTTTGATTAAACTTTCTTTAGAAAGTTTATAAAATTGATATATGAAATTATGTGATACAATCTAAAATGTATTAAAAGATGGTCAAGAAAAATGGAATAAAGTGTATCGCCAACACTTTAAAATTGGCAAATCATATGCGTGATCATGAAGAAGTTGGACAATGTACTCATTTTGCTATAGAAAATAGTCGTTTCTGTGACAAGCATCAAAATTTAAACTCTCTAACTGATCAGCAATTTCTCAATAACACTAAAATTTGTCGTTTTTGTCGAAAACATAAATACTTCGCAGATATGAGTTATCATGTCTGTGATGATGATCTCGAACTTAAGGTCGTAAAACGTGGAAGGATAAAATCGTTGAAAACAACATATACACCGTGTGTCATTTGTGGATTTACTGAAGGTAATGAACGTAAATATCCTGATTATTGTAATAAACACACGACAGACGGATGTAAAGTTGATATTGAATCCCGTGGATTCAAATGGTGTAAAGGAATCATCCGTGGGTGTCCTAATCCAGAATTACCGAAAGATTACGCATATGAACGATGTGATTATTGCCGTACCAAGGAAAATAAACAGGATAAAGAACGGCGTCAATCACAATCGGAAGTGGCACAACCGACACCACAAATTTCAGTGACCCAACCGACACCACAAATTGCAGTGACCCAACCGACGCCACAAATGAAACCCAAGATACAAATTAAACTGAAACCATTAAATCAAATTCAACCTGAGGCAAAAATTCAACCTGTACCCACTCAGTCTACGACAGAATCAATTAACATTGACCGAATTTATATGGTCGACGGGATGCCACAGAAAATTTGTACTAGTCGAGCACATCATTGTCTTCATCCGTTAGATGTATTTTTATCTGATAAAGGAACAGAATATTATGAAAATTGGAAACAAACACATGATGAAACACATATCGAACTATATGATGTGATTGATTATATGGCTAAACATTTTATGATCAAACGACAATGTTTAAACGCTCGTCAACTTCATCACGAAATCGATCAATTACGCGATCGAAGTGATCGTGATTATGCCGAATATGAACGGCGACCAGAAGTTATACAGAAGCGTCAATTGTGGAAAACCCAAAACATAGATAAATGCCGAATCTATTGGCAAAAATATCGTGCCAATAAAATATTAACAGATCAAGAAGGTTATTTGAAACATAACGCAGAAATACAAAAAGCATATCGAAAAACCCACCCAGAAACATTTGCTAAAATGTACGAAGACGCTAAGAAAAACGTTGTGCGACGTGAATCTACTTATCGACAATCTGCGGGTGACCGTAGAATTATATTTAATCTGACATCAGAACAATGTGTACAGTTGTTCAATGGTGTATGTTTTTACTGTGGGCAACAAGTTGTAGATGGTATATTGAATGGTATTGATCGCCTTGATAACGACGGTGAATATACAATTGACAATTGTGTTACTGCTTGTTCGGTTTGTAATTACATGAAAGATTGTCTTGATCCGTTAGTTTTTATTGATATATGTGAACATATTTTGACACACGTCGGCAAAATTGATGGAATCCTACATCCACATGCATTTACAGATTTTAGAATCGGTAAATCGGTTAAGTCTGTATATAATTCATACAAGTATCGCGCCAACAAGAAAAATTTCGAACTACTATCATTCGACGACTTTAGTAAATTTATACATGAACCTTGTTATACGTGCGGAAAATTGACTACGATCGATGGTCACACAAATGGCATTGATCGATATAATAATGAACTAGGTTACAATATTCAAAATTGTCGCCCCTGTTGTGGGACATGTAATTACTTAAAAGGAAAATTAGATTATGACACATTTATCGACAAATTAAATCAGATATATGAACATAATCATATCAAAAAAATAATTGAAGATTTTGATAAAGATGCGAAAAATGAAGGGAAAGTTTCCCGCGCGGATTATCTGAGAACTTACCGTCTACGTAAAGGCATAACAAAGACACCACATATCCATAAAACGTCTGAAGAGAAGACAGAAAGAGACCGTCTTAGGAAACAAATATACCGTCAAAAGAAAAAAGAAGAGAGTCTGAAGTTCTTCGCTGATCACACTCCAATTTGATCGATTGGTTCCGATGTTATTTGTGTTGTCACTCACACTTGATTACACATCAATTTTCGTCTCTTTGGTGACATGTTTGGAAGAAGCATCTTTCTCATCTCCAATCCCAAGATAATCGATGTTTCTTTCTTCTGGTGGCAGATATTTATTGAGTGGATCCTCGATTTGCGCCAATTTGAGAATTTCAAAATAAGATTCATATAATCGGTTCCCTTCTTCTGATAAATGTCCATTCATGCAACGATTTTCGAACCATTCTGGGCGCTCAACCATCAGATCTCTTAAAATTATTTTTGCCTCCTTTAATTTTTGTGCCAACGCGAATTTCTTGCTCTTTGTCGTCTTTTTCCGAAAAACTCGCTCACCGTTGAATTTAATTGATACTTCGAAATAATCACCAGTCGATTCGTATACTGGATGATATTCAATATTTGTTGGAATCTCATCAGGTTCGAATCCGCAATTGTCTGGTAATTTTAAAGTTCTTTTTCTTTTCTTTTGATTCCAATTTTGTTGTGTTTGTGATGCTAATCGTAAATTAATTTTACGATTATCCAGTGGAATACGGTTAATATGATCAATATATAATTGCCCATCAAATACATGATTCATGATATGTTGATGAATATAATTGACTTTTTTTTGTCCATCAACATGTCCGATGTAATGATTAACTCGATACCATGTAATGTCTTTGATTTTGATATAGTCCACAAAATCGATGACGAGTGGTATTTCTATTTGTCGACCAGATAGGTCTGTGCTGATTGTCAGAACCATATAACTATCATTCTGATAGTCTACAATAATCTTCTTGTTAAAACATTGCAAATTTCGTTCTTTTTCCTTGAGTTGTATTTTAATCTTGTGTTTGTCGTCGGTCATTTACGATAAATATTATCGAATATTTATCACAAATCAATTTTATCAAAAAAATACGGGTAAAATAAATATAAATATGTAATAGATTTCCTTTAGTTAGAGTAAGCTAAGCCACCCCTTTGGCAACTCCCACAGGTTTCCCTGCAGGTCGGACTATACCTTGAGCCTTACTTAGTCATAAGTAAGACCCGCTTCCATCTAGTCTCTGAACCTTCTTCTCTATTGAATTTGAGAAGCTTGGCATGCGGATTATCCAATCCTTCATTTTTTTACTATTGGGTTCGGCGATTAACCGAGTTCCTCTTATAAATCACTTTACAAGAGTAGTAATGAAGGCTCTAAGGAGTTTCCCGCAATTTGAAAGCGTAGCCCAATCACGATTGGACTAGGAGATTATATTGATTATCATTTGAAAAGATAATCCTGAATTATTTCACGCTTTTTCCCAATTGGTTGAATTCAGAACCAACTAGGGCGTCTCCTGTTTGGCACAGGTGGTGAAACGATCGTTTATGAAACGATTTTCCCGTTTATGCCAGACATAATACGAAGGACATTGTAATTTATGGTGTAGATACGAACACGGGCAGTGGTGACGCTGATCTGTCCAGTCTCGGCATCAACTGCTTGGAAGGTGCCAGGATGCACGGCGAACTGAAGAGTCGCGTTATCGATACGTGAAAAGTTTACAGTTCCAGAAGGTTGGTGATCCTCGGGTTTAAGACCGAATGAATAAACATTGATACCTTCAGACAGAGAGCCAGAAGTGTGGTGTTGGTAGAGTTGAACCAAGTTGAAGTAAGTTCCCTCACGCCCAGCGAAACGATCGTGACCGTTAAGTTGGAGTTTGGCGAAGACCACAGGATTACCGAAGTTAGCACCAACAGTTACACCACCAGTAGTAGAGAAGTTGCCACCCTGACCTCCGTAGTTAGGTGCATCGTACATAGAGAAAGGAGTAGCGACCACATCGAAGGCATCCAACTGGTAATTGCTCCACTGATTGCTGACACGGCTTCCCGGGGTGCCGATGTGAGAATCCTTCTGAACCACCCAGATCAATTCCTTGCTGGGATGGTTGAATGACAGACGAATCTTGTTGCTGGTGTTGCTGATTGATTCCTCACCAGTGTACTGAAGTTGCTCAATCAAGTACTCGTGGGACACTTGGGCGAAACGACGACGTTCATCAGTGTCAAGATAGATGTAGTCAACCCACAGAGAGCAAGAGAGCAAGTGTTGATTCTTGATGTTGGGGTCAATGGTTCCAGAATCGTCACACCACAGGAGTTCAACAGGGCGGAACTCCATATTGATCTTAACCTCGTGATACTGTAGAGCAATCAGAGGAAGTGCCAGACCAGCATTGCGACAGAACCAGAACTGAAGAGGGATATACAGAGTGGTGCGGGGCTTGGTCTGGTTGTTGAAAGTGCAGAGTTCCACAGTCTTACCAATCATCTTGTTGTAGGTAGTCCTCATTCCGAAGGGGAGAGTTAGAGATGACCAGATCTGGAGCCAATCACCGAACTGACGGTCAATCCGTTGTCCACCGATTTCAAGTTCAGCCACACGAATCAAGTGATGTCCAACCTCATCAGTCCAACGACCAGAGACGGTAGGATCGATTTCAGGCAGTTCGACTTGGAGATAAACCTTGTGAATCAAGTCACCATTACGAGAGATCAATGCAGTCACCTTCTTGCCAAAATCAGGATTGCCCATAAAGGTCTGTTCAATTGATTCCATGGCGAAGTTGGTATGACGCCTGTAAACTACCTTGAAGTAAGTGATTTGGGGATTTCCAGTCAAATAGATGTCCTGAGCACCATATGCTACTAGTTGCATTAAACCTCCTGACATTTTGTTTTGTTATATACTTATAAAAGATTTTATTTTTTTCAGAAAAATAAATTTAATGTTTTCTATATTATTTTTCTGGGAAATTTAGAAGACACATTCTGAAACAAATTATAAAATTGATGTAAATAATCAGTAACTACATCAATTACGTCGATGTATAGAAAAGTATCACTTCAACAACTCCATCGAATGGGAAAATGGTCGTCAAGAATATTATTTGAATGGACAAAGACATCGTGTGGGCGGTCCTGCCGTTAAATATGAATTTGGAGGGGAAGAATGGTGGAATGATGGACAATTAAATCGAGTCGATGGTCCAGCCTCAACCGACTATAAATGGACTCAAATGTGGTATACATAAGGTCAATTAAATCGCGCCGATGGTCCAAGCCGTGACCTATACTGATGGACGAGTGGAATGGTGGACCAATGGGCATAAAGTTAAGGGTAATCAGTTGACTTGCCCATTATGTCGACAAGTCAACCTTAAGGTCAGTGACTGATCAGATTTGTGCGGTGTGTTGGATGGATGTGGTCACCGATGTTTGTGTCAGCAATGTTGTGATCGTCTGCGTGGGACGTAAGACCGTGGTAGCACTTGTACCGCGGTAGCGCGTACATCATGTTAGCACTTAATAGGGAACATATCGTGGGCGATCAATATCGTAGATTTCGACTAGATAATGACCAGGGAACCCAGTAATTTCAACCCGATCACCAGTGTTTAATTCCCAATCATTTTTGCTTCTAATTGGGATTTTGATCTCATTATAGGGGTGGATCACATAGTATTCATACCGAGATGAGCCCATCTGACGCCCCATCAATCTGAACATTTGGTCAGGATTTTTATGTGAATGGACATATCCTACTTGTTGGAAATTTCCATAGCCTCCTTGCGTCGGAATATTAAAGGGCAATTGATACTCGTTAGTTGGTGGATACATCCCGCGTTGCAGAGGGGGAAACATTGGATCCATCGACCGTTGATAATCACTTGTTCGTTGGAGTTGATAAACATTCCTCTGAGGAACCCTATGTGGACCGTCCTGATAGTTGTCAGGTACATCTGATGGTTGATGTGAAATCTGTGGAGCGACAGGTTGTTCAACTTGAGGTGCAACCTGAGTCGTACCCAATCCTATATCCTCTATCTGTTGTTTGAACTGGCTGATAATATGATTGACTTGACTATAGCGATCATATAGAACCCAAATAATGATTCCAACACTGATTACGACAAAGACAACAAAATAATCATATTTAAAGCAGATATGCTCATCCATAATCTTAAGTCTATAATATATAACTGTAAATAAAATTATTTTTCACATTCAATCAATGCCGAATTGATCATTTCCACCAATTTGGTAGCCTCTTGTCCTTCATATCCAATCGTAAATCACAGTCTCATCAGATCCTGATTCCCATGAACTTTATGTGGATAATTACATAGGTGACTATCGAGTCCACTATAGGACGTTTTGATCGAAATGTCTGGTACAATTGTTTGAAATATCCGAAATATTTTGTCCTTATCGAGGCAAGTAGTGGTAACCGTAAAAATCGGAGGCGGAAATTTCAACATTGATTGTGCTCGTTGATGAGTTGGATGATTAGGTAACATTGGATGAGTCACGTTCCACCCTTTGTTAGATAATTCCATTATGACCGACATGGTCGTGATTGAAGCAGTTCGTAATCTTTGGTCGAGAGTGCCGATGTTATCAATCACAATCTGTGTGTCATGCGGACTCATATGATACCCATTGATCATATGAACCATACTAATATACTTTGATTTGTGAGGGACACGAGTCAATAGCGCTCATCCAATCACAGATCCCCCACTGTAAAATTTTGTTAGGGAAACAACGACACACTCTGCTCCATAATTGAACGGATTTAGGGTTGTCGATGATCGTGGACCATCGAGTGGGCGGAATTCTATGTTTATTGGCGTATTTTCTGAATTGTCTCAAAAGAAAACACTCTTCCAGTCGGGTTTGATGCCGATTCTGTGTAGATGATCAAATCTGGTCGATTTTCATGTGTTAGAATCTTGATCGCTTGTGTCTCCACTCGCAAGATCTCCCTCGACCATCGTGACCCGTGGGGTATACATCATCGCTAGTTTCTCGAAATTTGGAATTGTATCACTATATAATTCCAGATCACCACATCATGCGGTGCACTATAAAACAATAGTCCTTGTAAGAATGTAGAAATGGAGGCAATTCCAGAAACAGTTATCAAACAATCATCTGCCTGATACATTTGTTTAATAATTTCGCCTAACTTAATCGTGGAACATGTTTTTTTGACGTCCATAAGCACCATCGACTCCAGAAAATACTAACGAACCATCCATTTAAGATAATTTATTATCGTATAATTTAACAAATCAAATTTGGATTACCCCTTAACATGATCTAAGTTACCCCTTAACATGATCTAAGTTACCCCTTAACATGATCTAAGTTACCCCTTAACATGATCTAAGTTACCCATTAACATGATCTAAGTTACCCATTAACATGATCTAAGTTACCCCTTAACATGATCTAAGTTACCCCTTAACATGATCTAAGTTACCCCTTAACATGATCTAAGTTACACTTAACGTGATCCAATCAACGTAAATGTCATCTTTAATCCGTAGGTAATCATGAAAAAGACTAATGCCAAAACACCCGTCTGCAATAATACGGAGTCTTGAATCCTGGGAATCCATCTGATCAAGTACTCTTTAATAAATGGTTGATACAAGATCACGTAAACGATCGTCATGATCAAAGGTTCTTTGAGATTGCCAATTAATTTGTCCATCAGCGATTGTTTTTTCCCAATTGGGTCGATTTCGTCAATTTTATCATCGTATTGAGCATTTTCACCACTGTCGCTATTATCATCACTATTGTCCTCCTGTGTAGGTTCTGGTTGGGGTTGCCGACGAGGTTGTTGTTGTGGTTGATTGTTTTGAAAATATGCTATGGCATCCATCATTACATTGGGGTTTTGAAGAGCAAGTTGTAACTGTTGTGGATCTGCGAATTTTTGTAGCAGTTGTTGATTCTGTTGTAAAACGTACATGAATTGCTGTTGTAACTGGGGATTAATAGGAACATTTACTTGTTGCCCTTGCTGTCCCATCATCTGTTGACCTTGTTGACCCATCATTGGTTGTTGACCCATCATCTGTTGTTGACCCATCATCTGTTGTTGACCCATCATCTGTTGTTGACCATCAGGATTAAAAACTTGTGGTGAGTTGGTTTTTTGCATCTCGGAAATCAATTCCCCTGCTAAGTTACCTGAATTTCCGTCGACATTCATTTTGATCTATATATTAAAATATATCTTTTTTAAACATTAATTTTAAACTCATAATTATTTTGTTAATGTACCTAACGGACAAATTGATGTTTGTGGAATCATTCGGTAACAATAATTATTTTGTGGATCGAAATATACATTTTTCTTAATCTGATTAGAGTTAGGTCCATGATACTGGATTGACCGAAATTGAGATATGATTAACCATCCCATGACAAACCCTAAAATGATAGACAGTATCTTCATTTATATAGATCTTGTAGAAATATTTTATAACAGATCTATATAAATGATTGAAGATTTATTCAATTCGAGAACTGGAATTATCATCATCTCGATTATTTGGGGATTGGGATTATCGACCATTTTTCGAAAGGCATGTCAGGGACGTAAATGTCAAGTCGTCGTGTATAATGGTCCCAATCCAAGTGAGGTTAAGTCAACCTATTATGAGTACGGCAATGGACAATGTTATCAATATTCTCCTTTCGCGTCAAAGTGTGGATGGGAAACACCTAATTAAATCACGCACTCTTTCTACGATTTGTGCCGAAGCATATCAATGTAAGCATCTGTTAACAATTGATGAGGTTCGATGCCAAGCAGATTCATAATTTGTTTGGCTTCATCTCTTCCTACTTGTTGATCTTCACCTAGGCGCATAACAACTTCTAACTCCATGAATGCGCCCAAATCCCTGACTTCATCGATATGAATTCTAGTTCTTCCTAACATGAATAAAATTCTTGTTTTATGTATGCTTCCCAATACACTACCAGAAGCAGTGAGAACATTATTCAATTGATCGAAATTAGGAACATCAACTATTTTGATGTCGCTGACCATAGTACCATTTGATGTTTTACGATCATAAAAAATTAATTGGCTTTTCTCGACACCATTCTGAATGGTTCGTCTAGATTTGAGTCGACCATTTTTAGATTGATAGAAAATATCTACTTGATGAAGAGTACCTTTAGGTTGCACGTGAGGTAAATGACTAACTTTATCAAGCAATTGTTTCAGATCAGCGATTCTCGATTTGATTTCAATATTTCGAACGTCACCCATCGAATGTTATATGTCACTTGATACGTTTGATTTTGCTTGTCAATTTTTATCGTCGCACTTCGGTTACTTCTTCCTGTATGGAATTGGAGGATACTCTATATCAAGGTCACTGGGACATCCTTTAATTAGTGGAATCGGTGTGCCTTGAAAAGGAAATGTTCCACGATAAATAAACGGTAGTCCGCTGAACTCCCCTGGCATTTTATGACTAAAATAAACTGGAAACTGGTTATAAAGGTCATTATCACCTTGTTGTGGTTGATAAAAATCGATTAATGCCTTGATTTCTTCACTACCAAGCAGTGACTGTAAATCAAAAATCTCTTCACCATAATAGAACTTAATTTCACCAAAATTGGTGGACGTGCGAATGTTGTATTGTGCTATAAAACTACAAACACCTGTAATGATATGAATTGTGTATTGTTGCGGATCGACGAGTTGTTCGGCTAAGATCTCTAGAATATTGATCATATGAATCCCACTAAATAACCCATCGTCAAATAGACAAATATCTCTAATTGTCGATGTCATCGCCGATAAACTGGAAATTGTATATACATCGTAACAACCGATCATGTGGTCAAAACACTTTGGTACTAATTGACACACAATTTTCATAATCCAACAATCGCTCTTGTGACTCCCAACAGTAATGCCAATAAATTGTTGATCAATCAAGTAATCAATAAATTGATGTGTTGCGGTGGTCAATAATCCTTTCAATTCGCCAAAACTAACATAATGTGTATGGTTAATCACTTTTTTTACGATCGCTGAAACCTGTGGATATCCGTGTTCCGTAATGGATTGTAGGTATCGATCGACATTGATTGTGTTGAGTGGGCACTCAATTGGAGTTTCCATTAATAAATCTCCGAACTGATAACATTTTGCGAATCAAAAATTAATGCCACCCTTCGACGAAAATTGAATTCGATTAAAGTCTGACTAGTTGGAAGGATAATGATGGACATTGCACCAACACCACCATCAGTATTTGAACTCCATTGTGAGTCAGCCATTTTGGAGGGTCAGTTGGAATACCTAAAATATTATCAATATTGTGGCGGAAGATCAACACAACGACTGATCGACGCGGCAATCACATATGGAAAAGAAACTGGTGATTATACATGTTATCATCAGATTATGATGGATGTGATGGTTGACGAGGTAAATTGTCTGACAATCTAGAATTTATCTATATCTATATATGATATATATAGATGATATCAACCGATCAACTGATTAATATAATTGTGATTGGTTTAATCACAATCGTCTTTGGTTGTCTACTTGGTTTGGCAGTGGTTAGAGTAGTAGATCGCCGTTTATCACAAATCTCGATCAATTTGCCAAAAATTACAATTCCTATGGGAACTTCACATGCGTCCTACCAGTTGTCCCCACCGCAAGATAGTATCCAACCATTGTATGAAAACTTTTCAGACAAGACCCTACCAGCACCAACATCCAATGCAGTTCAAAACGCATCTAGTGCGTTTCAACAAGCAACCAATACAGTAGACGATATAGTTAGACAACAAACGACGACCGTTGCGAAAGAAACAGGCGAGGCATTACAACAAGTAGCCCGCGTGGTATCTGGGGATAGGGTATCTGGGGATAGGGTATCTGGGGATAGGGTATCTGGGGATAGGGTCTCCACTGTACCAAGTGTTGGGTGTAACACTGACAAGGATTGTAATATTGTTTATGGTAACGGACTCAATTTATGCCGTGCCAATCATCAATGCCATTGTGTCAAAGGAAGTGGACAATTTTGTCATTATGGCCCCACCTATTACAAGGATCCGAAGGATATGACACCAGATCAACTTAAAAAATTTAAAACGATGGCAGAAATGTATCGTATGACGCTACAAGATTACATTAATTGGCTAAACTTGTTCGCTGAAGAACAGGATGTCTTACCACCTAGGCATTTTGCTAACTTACAAAAGATTAAAAAAGGACTACCATTGACGGTCGATCAGATCCCACGCGATTCGATTCCCCCACCAATGACGGCACAAGAATATTTCCATCAAATGTATGGGTACGATGACCAATTAAACTTGGATACTGCAGGAGTTCAGATTCCATCTAACTATATGGATTATTCACAGTTTGAAACACCTAGGAATCTTAAACATTTAGACGAATCCAATCGACTAGAACAATTGAATAAATACGAGAATCGTGAGGTATTACAGACGACACGCCCTAAAATTGAACATGATTATAATAATTAACGTCGACGAAGTGAAATCACGTGACCCAGATGATGTGTCATAGGAATTGGGTCGATCACACCAAATGATTTAGAAATATGGACTTAACCGTATATATTATTTTAAGATCTTAAAATAATATATTTTTCCTTTTTGATTATCGTTTTGATAGGACATTTTAGTGTCCTATACTTGTCAGGAGGTTCTTTCATAATATATACATATAGTATATATTATTTTTAAGTATTTTAACGCAATAAATCTTAAATCTATATATTTTAAGAATCTCCTTTTGTTTCGTGTGTACATAAGTTATGGCATTGTTTTCTTTTTTCGTAACAGCGTTTATTATATTCTCTCTTTTTTTCAGTAGTTGGGGGATTTGATTTTATTTGTGCAATGATTTCTTCTTTATGTTCTTGGTAATATTTTTTACTTCTATTCGGCGCTGTATATTTTTTTAAATGTTGTTCGAGTTCAACAATTTTATTTTCGAGTTCTTTTGTTTTCCGTAAAACTTTTTCATATTCTTCATATGAGATTATTTTTGTTTCCATACACTAAATAATAAATATACAATATTTATATATTTAAATGAGTTATGATATTCATTCGAATGATTATAAAAAACTTGTAATTGAACATTATTTGATTAATGGAAGTTTACGAAAAACATGTGAGTTATTTAAGTGTAATAAAAGTACGTTATATGATTGGATTGTAAATGATATCAATAAACAGTCGCGCAAAAAAACGGAAACAAACATATTCGAAAATACTAAAAGATTTTATTGTTAATTTGGCAAAGAAAAATGTTATATTGACATTAAAACAAATCCAAGATGAAGTCAAGCACAAGTTTCATGTATCACCATCAATAACGATAATACATTACATACTTGAAAATAATAATATAACACGTAAACGTTTAGTGAAAAAATATTTTCCGGCAAAAAAGAAGGATATTGAAAATGATTTACTAAAACAATTTTATAAAAATGTAAATGAATACAGTTACAAAAACATCATATGTCTTGATGAAACTGCTGTGTATATAAATATGCTTCCATCATATGGACGTTCAGAAAAAGGTAAAGATGCAATCAGAAGAACAACCATATATCCATACAAAAAATTTAATTTAATTTAATTGTTGCAATGAAATACAATAGAATTATAGGATTTGAACTAAATAAAAATCCTTATGATACTGAGAAATTAAATAATTTTATAAGAGAAAATATATCAGATTATAAAAATCATTTGTTAATTTTTGATAATGCTCGTTTTCATAAAAGTAAGAAAGTACTTGAAACATTAAACAAATATAAAATACACCACCTGTACATAGTACCATATCATCCAGAGAATAATCCAATAGAACGATTATTTTCACAATTAAAGAGTTATTTGAAAACTGTAAATTGTCAAAGTTATGATGAAATTGATAATATGATAAAAAATATAATTAAACATAAAATAACAAAAGAAAATTTAACATCATATATTAAGACACTTTATTAAACTGTCCGAATTTATAGTGAAAACCCTCTAATTCTCAATGGAGAAACACGATTCAACAGATTATTCGACTGTTGACCATGTGAGTCAATTGGGTACATACTTCACCATTTAAGATCAACACAAAATAATTATTAAATTTAATAACGTAATAAATAAAATGTATATAATCATAAAATAACACCTAACCGATTTAACAATTTTAAAGTATGAATCATACTTTAAAATTGTTAAATTATTTATGATAAACTAAAAATACCTATGAATTACTTTGAAATATTTTCATAAGGGTTTTTAGATTTGCTTTGACTTTTCATAGACTTTTCGCAACTATTTCATAGACTTTTCGCAATTTCATAAGGAATTTCGCAATTTCATAAGGTTTTTTAAAAAAAGTGTGGCGCGGTAAAATTTTTTCCAAAAAGTTTTTTGAAAAAAAATTTATTTTT